TCAAGCTGCGCAAAGTCAGCTTCCATTACCTTACCACCATCAAATCGTGACACAAATACTTTCTTTACAGGGAACGTGCCGCCACGTGGCATGTTCTGCATGTTAGGGTCAGCACCAGAGAACCTGCCAGTGGCAGTGCGGTGTTGTAGTAACCTCACGTGCAGCAAGCCATCCTGCTTGGTGTGTAAACTAATGCCATCAACAAAGGATGACAGGTAGGTATCTACAGCAGATAGCCTACGTACCTTAGATAAGAAGTCAACTGCATCAGTCATGCCTCGTGACTTAGCACCAGCCTCAAGCAACTCTAGGTTCTGCTTGCTGGTAGAGAAGCCATTGGCACTTGCCCACTTAGACGATGGTGGCTTGAACTTGAGGCCAGCCACTTCGCTGGTGCGTGAGAGAGTGTAACCAGCAGTATCACAAGCAGAGCAACGATTAGGTTTCGCAAACGGTTCACCATTTTTCTTTACCTTTCTTGTATATCCTGTACCACCACACTGGTGACACTGTTTAGCTACTGTCTTACGTAGACGCTCTGTACCGCCAGCAATCAAGCTACGGAAGTCTGCGTCATCCATGTATGGGTCAATAGCGTTACCCCAATATGGTTTGTCAAGTACCTTACGGCTGTAGATAACCCAAGACAATTGCTCTGGACTATTAAGATTGATAGGCGTATCACCCATCAGCTTACGTACATGAGCCTGTAAGTCAGTGGTAAGTTGCAACTTCTCTTGCTCAAACTCACTGCGTACTTCTTCTAGCTTGGTCAGGTCAACGGCAAAGCCTGTCTGATATATCTTAGTCAAGCATTTAGCCACACGGTTAGTCAGTCGTGCAGTAGACAGCAGCCCTGCATCAGCAGTAGTGTTTAGTCTATACCATAGCTTGTCAGCAAGTTGCTGAGTAGCGTGAAGGTCAGCGGATAGATACTCACACAACTCGTTGTATGGTATGTCTCGTGTACTGTAGCCCTGCTTGAAGTACTCCTTGAGTGTATCCTGCTTCTTCG